ATATTAAATGGATATTATAAGCGGTAAATTTGATAATCAGATTACTTTGTACAGCCCAACAAGTACACAGAGTTCATCAAGTGGTGCAACTTCATATAGTTATACGGCAGATTCTACAATTTGGTGCTATGTTAATAATAGAGCTAATACAGAGCAGTTTGTTGAAGGTAAAAAGAATGTTGATGATAGAATAACTATTGATGTCAGATTTAACGATGTAACAACTGTAACAAATGAATGGCAGTTCCAATATGAAGGACTTCAATATTCAGTAGTAACATTGTTTGAAGCACCTGAATATGGTAGAAGAAACGCAGTAAGAATAGTAGGAGAGATTTTAACATAATGAGTAAATTAACAAGAAATACAACTAATCCAAATGGAATATCAATGAATTGTACTATTGATGGGGTTGATGATATTGTTAATGGAATCAAACTATTGTCTAATGAATCAAATTTTAAAGATATAGAAAAAGTTAATCAGACAGTTGCTAATGATTTAATAATTGCTATAAAATCGGCAGTTCCAGTTAATACTGGAGATTTAAAGAATAGCATAGAATCATTTAAAAGTAAGAAAAATACAAATTTTTTATGGGTAGGACCTAAATATTCTACTAAAAAAAGTATGTTTAAAGGCGGTAATCATGCTCATTTAGTTGAATATGGAACAGTTGATAGATATGTTGGTTCTAAAAGCAAATATGTAGCTGCAAATTTATCAAAGGCAGGTGTAAAGCAAGGATTTAAAGGCAAAATGCCTGCACATCCATTTATAAGACCAACTTATGATAAAATGAAAACTTCATTACTTGAAAAGTTGAAAAAAGGTTATGAAAATGTAATTGTAGAGGCAGCAATAAAAACTGGAGTATTTAGTGAAGGCAGGTAAAGCAATATATAATATTTTAAGTAATACATCGGCAGTAACAAGCTATGTAAGTACAAGAATATCGCCATTAAAAGCAAGTAATTTAGCTGATTTCCCTTATGTGGTTTATGAGCAAATTAGTTTAGTACCAACTATTGAGAAAGATGGACCAAGTAAACTTGATATTATAAGAATGCAGGTTAACATATTACATACTGATTACGATACACTAAGCAACATAGCAGATGCAATAAGAACAGCATTAGAACGTAAGGCATCAGGAACTTATGGCGGTGTTAATGTTCAATCAATAGTATTTGATAATGAAGGCGAAATGTATAATGATAATGTTAATTTGGATGGTATTTATGGATGGCAACAAGATTATATTTTAAGAATAAAAAATTAAGACAATGACAAACGGAACAGATATACTTTTATTAATAGATAATGACCCAATCGCAGCATTAACTTCAAATGATTTTAATTGCGAAGTTGATGTAAAAGACATTACTTCTAAAGACAGCGCAGGATGGAGAGAATGCAAACCAATGAAGAAAAGTTTTAATGGATCTGCAAATGGTTTTATAAAAGGAGTAGGAATTAACTTGGTAAAATCAAGTGAAAACTTAGCTAATGCGACTAATTGGAATAAAGGAACAAACACCATAACAACTAATGTAGCAGATGATGCTTTTGGCAAAAAAACAGCCGATTTAATAACATTTACATCAGCACATATAACACAATCAATAAGCAATGTAGCGATAGCAGATTATGTTACATTCTCACTATATGCAAAAGGTAGCGGAACTATAATAATTAAAGTTCAAAATTTAGATTACAATTCAACTCAAACTATAACACTTACTGGAACTTTAACAAGATATTCAGTATCTTTTAAATCAGATGATGGTAATCTTGTATCAGTAGAAATATACAAAGGTACTGCAACAACTGCAACAGTATCAAATATGATGGTAAATATAGGTCAAACAGCATTACCATATACAAGAAGCGGTTATACATTTGATGAGCTTTATGATTTACAAAATAATGGTACTAAAATTACAATGAGAATTTCAGACCAAATAGATGGCAATAAACAATATTCAGGATATGGATATATAAAAAGTTTAAAGCATACAGACCCAGTAGAAGATACATCAACTTTTACTTGTTCAATAGAAGGTACAGCAGATTTAAGTAAAACAACGATATAATAAAATAAAAACATGGCAACAACAGGAATGGTAAACGGAACGGATATTACAATTAAGGTAGCAACCAAAGTAATAGCCCGATTAACTTCAAACGACTTCAATTTGGAGCGTGAAGTAAAAGATGTAACAACAAAGCAAAGTGCAGGATGGAGAGAGATTTTAGTTTATAAAAAATCATTCAACTTTTCGGCAAATGGATTTTATGAAGAAAAGACTGGTAGCACTTATCAATTTTTTGTTGATTTGTATGATGCTTGGAACACTGGTTCTTCAGTAACTGTAAGAGTAGGTAGTTCGGTGAGTGGAGATGTGTACTATGAAGGTTCAGCATTTATAAAATCAATCAAACAAGGCGCACCAGTAGAAGATACAGCTACTTATACAGTATCGTTTGAAGGAACTGGAGCAATAACTAAAGCAACTAACTAACTGGGTGGCATTGGCATTGGCTTTTAGCTTTTTAAGCTATTGCCTTTGCCATACCAACAATACTAAAAAGCAATATGAAAGTAACAATTAAAGAAGTAAAGCATGATGTAATTTTTAATTACACTGCTTTGAAAAAAATCCAAGAATTAACGAATACTAAGATATTCGACATTGGCAACTTAGATGCGTTAGAAAATGCACCTATTTATTTAGCAAGTGGTATTTTTGGTGGCGCAGTAATTAAGGATAATAACCTTACAGAAATGCCAATCAGCGTTAAAGAATGTGAAGATTATTTCAATCAAAATTTATCAGCCTTTTATGAGGTATCAATGGAGATGAACAAGTCATTAACCAATGCTTTTGCGCCAAAAAACGACAAGGGGGTGAAGTAGCCCCCAACTTTGATTTAATATTAGACCATTACTCAACTGCACTTGGTCAAATCGGCATGAGTGCAGTTGATTTTTGGACCATACAGCCTTGTGAATTTTACGCTATTAATCACAAGTATTTAGAGCAGTTAAAATTCAAAGACCAAAACGAATGGGAACGTACAAGATGGCAAACAACATGGCTTGTAAATTGTCATGTAACAAAACCATTAAAAGCCCAAGATTTGATTAAATTTGAATGGGAAACCAAAGATGAATCAAGCGGATTGACAAAAGAAAAGATTGAAGAACTTAAACAAAAGTGGAACTTAGATAATGGCTGACAAAATACTTAGCATAGGATTAGGAGCAAATACATCAGGTCTTAAAAAGGACATGGATAATGCAGCCGCAATCGTAAAGAGTGCAGGTCAGCAAATGGGTGATGCTGTTGTTCAGTCATCTGATAAGATGTCATCAAGTTCAAAAAGGGCAGGTGAGAACTTACAACAAGCATATAGAGCAGCTGCAAAAGATGCAAGGGAAGCAGCATTACAATTTGGTGAAACATCTGAAAGATTTAGAATAGCAGCAAAAACAGCAGGGGAATTAAAAGATAGATTAGATTTAACGAATAATACAATTAAAGCATTTGCAAGCGATGCGCCAGTATTAAATGCAACAGTTGGAGTAATGTCATCAATGGCAGGGGCTTTTAGCGCAGCGCAAGGAGCAGCAGCATTATTTGGAAATGAAGGGAAAGCATTGCAAGAAACAATGGTTAAATTGCAAGGGGCAATGGCATTATCACAAGGTCTAAAATCATTAACAGAAATAGGTGATGCTTTTGAAGTAATGCAAGCAACAATATCTACTAAGGTTATACCATCATTAATGACAATGAAAGGAGCATTAGTTGCGACTGGTATAGGTATAGCAGTTATAGCAATAGGTTTTTTGATTAATGCTTTTAATGAACAAGCGGCTGCAACTGAATTAGCTAATAAAAAATTAAAAGACCATCAAGAACAGTTAAAAAAAGACAAAGAAATTGTTGATGATTATATTTTAAGTGCAAAACAAAAAGAAATAAATGCTGAAAATGAAAAATATAAAGAACTACAAAAAGCATTAGCACATAAAACCAATTTAGTTGCAACAGAATATGATAGATTAGGACATATAGTTATAGTTTCAAATGAAAAAGTAAGTGCAATAAATAAAGAAGGTAATATACAATTAGAAGAAGCAAAAAAAGCACACTTAAATAGATTAGCTGAAATTGAAAAAAATTATTCAAAAGATAAATTAAAAGAAGCTAAAACAAGACTTGATGAAGAAAAAAAGCATTTAGAAGAAATTCAGAAAATGAATAGTGAGATGCGTTCAAGAGGTGGAACGGATGAAGGCATTTATTTAATTCAAAGAAAAAAAGCAACTGGAGTATCATTTGGTTCTCAAAACAATGATGAATTAAGGCAGGGGATAATAAAAAATTTACAAGAAGCAAAATTAAACGTACCACAAACAGTTACATTTACGTTTAAAGCAGAAGGATTAGATGACATTCAAAAAGCAGGTCAAAGAATGGTTGTTTTGAATGATGGAATGAAAAAGATGGGCGAAACTTTGAAGGGTATGATAGTTCCTGCACTTCAAAATTTTGGAAATTTACTTGGTAAGGCATTAGGTGGGGATAATGTAGATGCAGGTGCAGCATTAAAAGCAATGTTAGCAGATATGTGTAATGCAATGGCATTAACTATGTATGCAATGGCAGCAGGTTACTATGCTGTTCAAGCGTATGGTCATGCAGCAGCAGCAACCGCAGCAGGAATAGGGTTAAATATAGCAGCAGGTGTATTAGGTGCAGGTGCAAGCGGTGGCGGTGTAAGTTCAGGTGGTGGCGGTGGTAGCTCAGCACCTAATGCAGGTACATTTGGAAATGGTGGTATGAATAGCAATTTTGGAGTATTACAAGTAGGTGGCGAAATTAGAGGCAATAATCTTTTAGTAAGTGTAAATAGAAGCGGTTATGAAAGGGGCAGAGTAAGATAATGAGTAATCCAAAATATATAAGTTATGTTCAATCTACTAAATTTAATGAAAAATGGAAAGTAGAAATATGGGATACAAATTATATTACTGGTCCAAGTACTGAAATAGCGACATCAAGCCCACCAATATTAAACTATGAAAGTCAAAATGATAAACGATACGCTTCAATAAAAGGCAGTAGTTTAAGTGTTCCTATTATAGTTGATAATTCAACTTTAGAAAATTGGTTATTTAATGATGTTCAGTTAGCAAAAGAAGAAAGGTTCTATGCCCATTTATACAAATGGAACACATCAACAAGCATATATGAATTATATTGGATAGGTGTATTATTGCATGATTTAAATCAACGTGACGATGCTGCTTATCCTTATACATACGAATTAAAATTTACCGATGGTTTAGCACGTTTAAAAGATTTTAGAGTTTTAGAATTAGCAGATAGTACAAATGCACTTAGTTACACACCACAAACACTAAATTGGTATTTATGGCAATGCTTACAATACACTCCGATATATTTTAGAATAACTATTTTAGATACATTGTATTCAAATTCAGTAAATTTTTATGAATACAACATGGTTACAAGTGGTACACATTGGAGTACCAATGTAGACCCATTAGATGAAAGTACTGTATATCCGAGAGCATTTTGCAATACTTTATCAAATGGGCAGTTAGAAGCCTTTAGTTTTTACGATATATTAGAGCAAATTTTAATGTTATTTGATGCTCGAATAATTTTAGCAAATGGATATTTTCACATTATATCAAGAAATAACTATACTAATGCAAGTTGGAAAGAAAGAACTTATTTAGCTGATGGAAGTTTTGAAGCGCAGACATTAGTAGCATGGGATTCTAATATTAATCAATCAACAGAATGGGCATCAAGTGGTCAAAATTGTTGGCAGTATTTCCCTGCAATTAAAACAGCTAAAAGAAAGTTTAATACAGATAATATAAATTTAATTTATCCAAGTTCGAATGTATTTGACAACAATAAAAACCCTTCACATATAGGAGATATAAGTGGAGGTAAACAAATGCAAATATTGGGTAATTATCATTTAACAATACCCTTTGCACCTTCAATAAATCCACAATCTTTTATAAAAATTCTAATAGCCGTTAATATTGGCATTTACTATTTAAAAACAGACCCAACTACGGGCGATTTAAGTTGGACTACAAGTTCAAGCGGTAGGTATATTTTAGAAATCCCTATTATATCAATTGATTTTACTTTTAGTATAAATATTATTACACCAACGTTGCCAAGTGGAAGCCATACAAATGCAACTGTTTTGGCTACTGATATAGTGTTTTATCAAACTGGCTTAGGTGGTACTTTTTGGACATTAAATATACACTCAGGAAATTCATGGACTAATTCAGTAGGTTTACCACAATTAGTATTTGATACGATAGCCAATACTTCTTTTTTAAATTTTTACAATGGAACTAATGACCAAAACTATATAAGTTATAAAGTTGATAGTATAAGCGGATTAATCAATAGTGAAGATATTGAATTGCCAGAAAGTTACTTAGGAGACAACAACAAAGGGGCGAATGGTTCATTATATACTGGAAGTAAATTTGCTCCATTAATAAGTACAGCTCAATGGAAAACTGATGGCGGGGGTACTG